GACCAATAATCGCATTATCGTCTGTCTCAGGCGGTAGCCCTAACACACGAACACGAAATACATTTGAATCTTCCCCATACTGTCGTTTCATGTCTTCAACGTATTGGGGGTCTACCGTATCGGCATCTAAGCACGATACAGTCATTGTTCGCCAACTTTCGATATTTTTATTGAACGAGTCAAAGAAATATCCTGTAGACCGGTTGGGGTTACCCACCATAATGGTCTTTGCACCGTGTGTGGACATTGCACCTTGTGCAACTTCAAAAATTATATCGGGCACACCTGATGCTTCATCGATAATAAATAACATATTGGGGGAGTGGAATCCTTGTAAGGCTTCGGGATTTTCTCGTCGGCTTGTTCTGCTCACACAAAAGCTGTCGGGGGCATTCTTGAGTGTGATTTTGTCCGACCGAAACTCCAACTCATCTTGAAAAGCCTGTGGCATCAGTTTATACCACTTTTGGATTTCAGACCACAATATCTGTTCTAGCTGTGATGCGGAGTTTGCTGTGCAAGCTATCTTACATGGGTAATGGGTGCATAACCACCATAATATCACGAAACTCAGGAATGTTGTCTTGCCGACAGCATGACCTGAACGTATCGATAGTCGATTATGCTTTACTATGTTTTGTAAGGCTTCTTTTTGCCACTTCTGTGGTTCCGCTTGTAAACAGGTACGAACGAAGAGTACCGGGTCGTCACGGAGAGCAAGAAGTGTTTTCGCCGCATCTGTTAATTCTTGTTTTGCCATGCCATAAAACCTAGTGCCGCCTTGCGACGACACTTGAGGTAACTTTAATATAAAATGAATAAAAAAATATTATTATAGGGCTTTTATTATGGAAAGGTCTGTTACAACTGTGGAACGGGGAGGTCGTTGAGTCGTTTGTGCATAAAAACCCTATATATCATACAAACTATCTTATGCTACAAAAGCTGTCAAATATTTTTTTCATGACCCTGTGAATTATATAATTTTTTTATGAGGGGGGTAATTTAAATTTAATGCACCCCGCATATAAAATAGGGTGGGGGCTATGAGAACAAAACGGGAACATATTTGTTCTTCTTTTGTTCCCGTCATTCTGCATTTTGTGAATGGTAACCAATTGTTAAAAAGTTGTTATATTTCAATGACTTATAAAGCCCGTGCAATAGGTTTAAAAAACCTTATTCATCATTATGTTCAATTATTTTATTGTTTATTTCTTTTAATGCTTCGGTGAATGGGTTTTGTATACCTATATTTACATTAAATTCAGGTGGAATATATCTAGAAATTGCGGTTAAAGTGGCGGTGGGATTGGCTTTGAGTGAATCCGCCAATATTTCCTGTAATGTAGTGTTGTATTTTTCGGGTAAAATTCTGTTTACTGCGTCATCTATAGCTATATTTATTTGATTTACTAAAGATATTGCATGTTTATTTGTGGAACCCTTCGGACGACCCCGCCTTGCAACCGTTTTATTTTCTTCATTATTTAATTCATTAACCATATGAAAAACCTATATATTTTTATTAAAAAAATGATGATGATACTTTAAACGCATTTTAAAGCCTACACAAGCCCATTTATTATTTTTGTGTAGTTTATTATATAAAATTGTTTTTAATGCGTTCTACGGGCATAAAAAAACCCCGTGAAAACGGGGCTTTGTTTATTCCAGTTTATTTTTTATCTAGATTATTTTTTTTATATCATTTATAAATTCTTCAATTTCATCATTTAAACTTCGTTGTACTCCTATCGAGTGATTAAGCCAACCCTGACTTGATTCTATTTTTTTCACGTCAGTTTCTTTGTCTCTTTCTTCTCTAAATTCTTCAATTGTTTTGTCGTAGGAATCTCTTGCGAGTATTGAGTCCTCTAATTTTTTTACAATATATTTTAATACCTCTAATTGTTTTAAATCCATTTTAAACCCTCGTTTTTTTATTAAAGTTATTTACATAATACATTTATTATTATGTTTGTAAAGTATTATTTTACTAGGATATTAATTCTCCGTGATGATTAAACCTGAAAAAACGGTCAATTATTTTCGGGATTTGTATTTCCTCTAATTCTTTTGTTAAAATATTACTGTTATTTTGCAACGGTTTCACCATTGTGTGACTTCTAAAATTAATAGTACGGTGAGAGTAGCAAGATTCACATATATTTTTAGAATCTTTTTTTTGTTTTTTGGTTTTCTCAAATATAATATTATCTTTTATATCTTGGCTTTTATTATAACAACGTAAGCAGTCAATACACCGTTGACCCGTGCAATTTTGCAACTCTTTCAAATTGTCATCAGTAACATTATTAAAAACTTTATCAAAGTAACCGAATGTTTTATGAATTGGTTTATCTATTATAGGGTTACTATATACGATAATTAAATTGTCAGGTTTTGTATGTTTATCAAAAAATTTTTGAATAATATCTTTCCTTTTAGTCCATAAAGCAAAATTACACCATTTATTCGCATTACAAATTTTTACATAATTCATTAAATTAATATTATTTTCTAAATTTTTCTTGTTTACTTTTGTTTTACTTTTCGGATTATACATTTTTAAGCAAAAATTATTGGAAGTTGTATTAGTTCCAATTGCTTTGAATCCAAACATTTTATTAGTTTTGTCTTTAAATTGTGAAATATGAATCTCTTTAATTTCATTACTATTTATTTTATTTATTAAACTTACCATATTAAAGCCCCCTTATATGTTATATATAATATAGTATGTAAAATTATAATTGACAAGTAAAAAAATAACAATTATAAATAATTATCTTTAATATTATAGGAATAAATAAAATGGTAAAAAAAATGAGTGATTTTATTACGGTTGTTCATAACGGTTATGAAATACCAAATAATCAAATAAATGATATGTTTACTAAGGCAATAAATAAAGACGCAATAAATAAACTGAATCCCGAACAATTAGAAAAGGTTGCGAATATATTAGGCATAAATGAAAAGCCCGAAAAAATATATAAGGATTCAATTAATAAACTAAAAAAACTAGCTTTTAAATAGGGGGTGAAATATGGCAAAAAATATATTTATGAAATATTGGTCTAATAATCAAAAATATTTCTTAAAAGAAATAACCGATAATAAGAACGATAAAGATAAATTAGTATCAATAGGCAATCGCATTAATTTATTTAAAAATATGGGTGCTATTAATCCTAGACAATATATCCCATTAATTGCCGAAATTGGTAAACATTGTAATAATATTAATAAAGGGGACGCATAATGAATAAATATATAGATTATTACACGGATATATCGGGCTATAAAGATGACCATAAATCATTAAATGAATATGGATTTGAAAAACTGACTGATTATTTAGAAGACTTATTAGAAGAACTTCTAGAAACTAAACATATTAGTGATGTTATAAATAAAGATAGCAAATTAAAAGATAGATTTGCAGATATTAGACTAGATATAATGGATTTAATCACGGGCATAATACAGAAGGGATATGAATATGAATGAATTAATAATAGATGATTTTAATGAATATATACCGGCAGAAATATTTATAGAGCATACTTGCGATACGGCAGATTTATTAATGCAAATACTACTCGGCAATAAATACGACCAATACATATATAAAGGGGCTGATGATGAAGGCACTTGTTATACTGATGAAGGTCAAGACGTATTTAATGGAGTTGTAGGCACTCTAGAATCATTACTAGGTAAATTTAATATTAAACAAGCGAGGTATTAAATGATAACGGGAATCGTAACGGTAATTGGTTTAACAATATTATATATGATATTTGAAGATTAATAACTAATTTTAAAAGCCATACAATAGGGTATTTTGATTTTTATATATCAAAGTACCCTATTTTTATTTATAAGCACTCTAAGGGCTTTAAAACGTGCTAAATAATGAATTAATACACTCCAAAATGGTCGGATAAAATATCTAAGGCTTGTTTTAGTTCTTTTAACGTCTTTCTTTTATTATCGTAAGCCTTATCAAATTCATTAGCTGAAAAACCATAAATAACGATATGCTGAACGATATTAAATAATTTAGTCGGTAATAATTTAGTAATTTGAATATAGTCACAAAATCCCGTCATATTCTTATCATCAACATTAGAAGTCATAACGGCAGAATCGGGATTATATGATGATATGATTCTTTTTTCCGACTTACGATATAAAGCATAAACATATAAAGCCGTATTATATTGACGGGTATTGATATTGCCACGTTGATAATATCTATCAATACTAGTCTGCGTTAATATACGTCTTCTTTTTTGACTACCGGCAATAATACTAATATTTTCTTCACGGTAATCATCACCCTTTAATCTTATATCCTCACCAAAATCAGATTTTTCTTTAGTCATTGTTACTCAACGGCTTGTTTAAAATATCATTAAAGTCAATATCACCGACTTTCTTTTCTTCAGTAACCATATGGCTTTTAATACTACCGGCTAAAGCACAATAATTAATAAGGTCAATAATGGTATCTTCTTTGTATTCCCCATTATCTAAACGGCTTAATTTTAATTCTATCATTATACGGGCTACATCATATGGATTAATATCCTTACCCGTTGCTAAACTCATTCTTTTTGAGGTATTAGCAAATAGTTCTAAAAAATGCCCGTATTCCTTACCACGCATTTTTAATATAATCTCGGCTTGTGTTAAAAATGTATTGGGTGATTTGCTATCATCAAATTTTTTAAAATGGTACGTCATCGTCAAAATACTCCTCTGTAAATTTATCAATTTGTTCAATAGTCGGGGTATGCCCCTTTTTAGTTAGTTCCTTTTTTACGTTATGAACGGAACGATAATCTAAAATCATCGTATACAATTCACGCAACGTATAGATAGCTTCAACATCTTTATAGATAGATTGAGCCATTTTCAATTTATCTTTATCTTTAATAACGGCAAATACTTTTTTGCCTTCAACCTGATAAATCCAAATATCTAATCTTGGGACTAATTTATTATCCTCTGCGTATTTCTTCATCGCAGATAATCCCCGTCCACAAATCTCAATACGTTTAATTACATTCTCAGAATCTAATTTATCATTACCTGCCATTTCTAGTGCAACACGCAATTTATACATTGCCTGTTTAAATCGGTTAGCCATTTCTTCTTCGACTAAATCAATAATACCCAAATCCCCGTAAACAACATCTAGTTTCTGTTGCTCTCCAATATACTCCTTCAACGCAGTATAAAATCTCCGACCCTGATATGCTTCATAACCGACATGATTATTACTTTTACAAAAAAATTCTTTATCTGTTAAACGTGTCATTCTCTCCTCTCTTTCTGTTGCGTTCATATGTAGGGTATGACTAGTCAGACATGTGTGTCTGTATGATATGTATGTTATGTTAGTTATATATATATATAACTACCATACATACTGTTTATCATACCCCCGATATGTATAGTATGTAGGGTTGTGTATAGTACGTTTTGAACCTACCATACATACTCTACATACCCGGTCTAACCGAACCAATAGTAACCACTTTTATCATCTTATTATGGCGATAACTTTTCGGATTAATTTTGGATTCGCTCATTTCTTCTTCTACTAAAACTTCAGATTCTAACCACGTCCGTAATATACTTTTTACCCTTCTTTTTGTCACGGGTGCGTCAAAATCCATACCTAAAAACTCTGCCATATATTCCTGTATTGACATTTTATAATCGTCTTTTTTGGTCAATATATGGGAGCATAAATAAAGTGATTCGTCCTTAATTGCGTCCCACAATAATTGGCATTTATGTTCGGATATACCGTCGAACGCATTCGGCACGTTCCACTTCTCTGTTACGGCTACCCAATCGCTGTTGCCAATCTGCACCCCTAATTTCTTATACCACTCGACCTTCTCTAATGGTCGGCTTAGGTTGTTTTTGCCTGCGGGCTCAATTTTAAAATAGTCAATATGATTGTCTACTCCGAGTGCTGTTGCGTCCTTCTCGCTCATATTACGCAGTACCCGACCGCTACGAGAACCGGCTACAAGGGAACTACCGCCCCGTGAGTCTTCAATACTTGCTTCTCTGTTTTCCGACATTTTACGGGTATGGTGCACCACCTCTATGGCAATATTACACCGGTCTGCGAGGTATGATAATGTTTGCGACAGTCGGCTAAAGTTCTCGACACTTTCACTACTTGTCATCATATTGGCTAGTGGGTCGAGTACCATCAGTTCGAGTTCGTTCTCTTTAATAATATCGGCTAGTTTGTCGATAAGTGGCTCGTTAATAATACCGTCGATACCCGCCATAAGAATCATATTAACGTCACGTCCACTCGCTATCATTAGTGATTCTTTGATATCGTCCTGTGAAATGTCATAATGTTGACATAATGCGAGTACCCGTCGCACTACCTCATCATGCGGGTCTTCTGCGTTATAATAGAGTGCTTTAATTTTCTTTACCGGCTCAATTCCAAGCAATGGCTTGCCGGTGCACATAGCAAGGACTTCTGTTAATACGAGTGTAGATTTGCCAACACCACCCGGTGCAACAGTTAAAGTGTAATAGTCCTTAATATAGTGATTGCCGTAAAGCCATTGC